CGTTCTGCGTCTTGGCGTAGTCGACGATGAAGTCCGTCATCGTCTGCGGCGACTCGCCGATCTTCTTGAGCTGCGCGGGGTCGCCGATCATCTCCGCCAGTTCGTCGGCGTTGCGCGGCGTGGTCAGTGTGGTCACGATGCCTCCTTCAAGGCATTGGTCGCCGCGCTGGGCGACGGTGGGGCTATGAGGTGGGCGAAGGCGGCGGACCACGGGTCCGGCGCCGGGGTGGTCAGGTGCGCGATGGCCGCAGCCCACGCGTTGATGGGCGTCGGCTCGGGCGCGGGCTCCGGGTCGACGACGGGCTCCGGGTCGGGCACGACGGGTTCGGGAGCGGTGGGCTCGACCGGGGCGACAGGGTCAGGCTCGACCTCAGGCGCCGTCGCGGCCGGGTCCTCTGGCTCAGCGGCAGGCTCGGGCTCCGAGGGCTGCTCCGGCTCGGCCTCAACCGCAGGCACAGGCACAGGATCGACGGGGACAGGCTCCGTGGGCGCCGCGAACTCGGCCTGAACGGAGGCGCGGAGCGCCGCAACGAACTCCTCACCGAGGAGGCTGCCGATGTCGATGGTCAGCGCCGGGGGCGGCACGGCGGGCCCGGTATAGCCGTAGGCCTTGAGGTCGTAGGGCTGCCGCATCTCCGGCGCGTCCTGCTCCGGGGCGCTGCGCTGAGACTGGACGACACCGTCGGCGAGCCCAGCCGCGACGGCATCCTCGGCCTTGAACCAGGTCTCTGCGCGCATCCGCTCGCGCCACTCGTCGGCGGTGCCGCCTGCCTTTGCGGCGTACATCGAGGCGATGTTGTCCGAGATGACGTCGAGGACCTCCGCCATCTTGATCATCTCGGCGCTGTCCCCGATGCACTCCCCGAACGCTTCGTGCACCATCAGCATCGAGCCGGGCATCATCGACAGCCGGTCACCGGCCATCGCAATGACCGACGCGATCGACGCTGCGATGCCATCGACGCGGATGGTGATGTCGGCAGGGTGGGAGCGCAGCGCCGAGGCGATGGCTATCCCCTCCGTCACCGAGCCGCCAGGGGAGTTGAGTCGGACCGTCAGGCGGGATGCTGTGATGGCCTTCAGCTCGGCGTCGAACTCGTCGGCGTAGGTGCCGAACCATCCGCCGATCTCGTTGAACAGCAGCAGCTCCGCCTCGTCGGCGGCCACGTTGGTGATGTTGTACCAACGCCGGTCGTCACCGCCGAGTTGGGCCCGCAGTGCGCCCTTCCTGGCCCGTGACGCCTCGACGGTCGCAGTTGCTTCGGCGGGCAGCGCGAAGCCCCGCATGCGGCTCATGACCCCTCCTCGGTAGGCGGCGTCCATGTCGCCACGACAGTTCCTCGGCAGCGGATGCCGCCTTCGCACAGTCGGTACGGTCCGGCGCCATACGCGGCACGGACTGCCGTGAGGTCGTCGAAGACCGTGCCGTCGATCTCGGAACAGGGCAAACAGGTGTTGAGGTCCATCCGCTCGCTGGCCCAGTACGTCGCCACCGGTGCCGCTTCGAGCGTCGCGAGCCGTCCGAGGTTGGTGGCCCGGTGCAGTGCGCCCCCGAGTTGGTCGAGCTTGAGCCGGTTCGACAGGCCCCGCAGGAACCCCTTCACCGCGGTGGCGATACCGGACCCGTCCGCGCCGGGGGTGAAGAGGCGCAGCGCTTCCCGGCCCGCCGCGGTCGCCATGCCCGCACCGAGAAGCGCTGCCGTCGCAGTGGCGATATCCGCCAACTCCCCGCCGAACGCCACCCACACCGCAGGGATCCGGGCCCGGTTCAACAGGGCCTCATCCACCGCGGGGGCGGCAACAGTCACGCCCTGCGCCGCGGCCTCCTGCACCATGCGCTCAGCAGCCAGACGGGCCATCGCACCCAGCGCACCTCGCAGCGTGTCGGCCGCGGCGTCGGAGTCGACGGTCAGCGCGGCCAGGGCGGCAGAGTCGCCGTCGTCAACCGCGGCCTGCACCCGGGCGGCCAGGGCGTCAACCCACGTGGACTCCACGCCATCCCACTCGGTCAGCAGGCGAGACAGGGCGTGCTCCTGGTCGGTACGCACCTGGTCCAGGGCGCTGTCGTCCTGCGCCTTGAACAGTCCCGCCATCGCCGCATCCCACTCACTCCGTTGGGGCGGAGCGGCAGGAAGGGCGAGGCGGGCCGCCGGCCGGGCCAGGGCCGCAGGAGACCGGGCCGGCGGAGAGGTGGGGGCGCCGGAGAAGGCGATCTCCGGCAGGCCGCATGCGGACAGCGTCCCGGCCGGCTCGAAGCCCTCACGTACCAGGGCGGCGGCGGCGTTGGCCCGGGATGTGAGCTGGGCGGCCTCTGCCTCCAGGTCGTCGGGGACCGGGGAGTCGTAGTCGAACTCCAGGCCTTCACCCATGCGCCCATACAGGGGCAGGAGGCGGGTGTTCAGGGCGGCCTTGGTGCGCTCCAAGCGCGGCACGAGCAGCCAGCGGGCGAACACAACCTCCGCCGCGACGGCGTTGGCGCGGTTCACGTCATCGACGGCGCCGAGCAGGGGCTTGGGGAAGCCGAACGCCTCCCGGATCGTCTCCCGGCCGACGGCGGCCAGCTCGACGAACTGCATCTCGCGCATCGTGTACTTGCGATCAACCCACTTGAGGCCGTTCTCCAGGAGCGCCACCCGGTGAGCGTTCGCTACGCCCTTGTGCTGCTCGCCCCAGCGTTCCAGCGCCTCATCGAACTCGTCGTCGGACAGGTGCTTGTCGACCTCGACGATCCCGCCGGGCTCCGCGCTGTTGATGAAGAAGTTGCGGTTCCACTCCTTGGAGTACCGCACGCCGTCCAGGTCGGTGAGGACCGTCTGCACCGGACCCATGCCCCGGTACGGGTCCAGCGGGTTGGGGCGGCGCTGGAAGATGACCTCGCTCTTGCCGAGGGGGACACGCTCACCGGACGGGCCGCAGTACGTGTAGCCGGTGAGGAACTCTTCCGCGTCGGGGGTGGGCTCCATGCGGTCGGGGCGCACCGGCCACAGTTCCAGCGGCAGGTTGCGGGCCCGCTCGTCGGAGGCGACCACCCACCACTGCTCGCCGGTCAGTTCCTCGTGCTGCTGCGTGCACTCACGGAACGCCGGCCCGGTCATGAACGGGTTGGGGGCGCTCCACAGGTCGAGGGCGGCGTGTGAGGTGACCTCGACGCGGTCTTCCTCGCGGCCCGACTTGGCCTTGCGGTACAGCCGCCAGTTGACCTGCGAGTAGGAGGTGATGATGCGGTCGACGATCGCGTACAGGGTCCCGTTGCTGCCCATGGCGCGCATCTGCGCTTCCATCCCGGCCGGGCGGGTGGGCATGCCGTAGCCGGAGCGGCCACGGGACACGTAGGGAACGGGGGTGCGGTTGAGGAAGGTGGAGGCTGAGCGGCCGAGGGAGCCGAAGAGCGTCTTGCCCATGCCTCCCCTTCCGCTGCTAGTCGCTGTCGATCCACCACTGGAGGGTGCAGAGGAGGACTCCGCCGATGATGAGCCCGACCCCTTGGCCGAAAATACTCCAGCATCCCGACGTGATGAGTGTAAATCCTCCTGTCAACATAGCAATAGGCCGCAAATTCTTCGGCGCGGGGGGCAGTTTCTTCCACATGGCGACCTCGCATCACAGGGGGGTTGGGTAAGGACAGGCTTATTCAGGACAGCCAGCGCACGCGCGGGCGGCCACCCAAGTCGCGCTCGGCGACGACATAACGCAGGGCGTCACAGTTGTGAACCAGGACGCCCTGCGCGAAGAACTCCGGCTGATCAGCCACCGTCAGGTTGTACACGGGCACGCGCTTCTGCTGCGCGGAGACGCTGAGCACACGTGCGGTCGCAGCACCGCTTAGGGGCGTAGCGGTTGACGGTGAACTCGGCGCCGCAGTACCCGCAGACTCGCTGCTCGTTGTCGACGCCACTGACGTAGCGCCACGCGGTCTTGCACTTATTGGAGCAGAACCGGTCGCCACTGCTGGGCCTGGTCGTCTCGTAGGAGGAGCCGCAGTGCTCGCATGCCTCGGTGCGCCGTTCGGCATGGCCGAACCCCTGCTGCGCCGCGTGCTCACGGTGCCAAGCAAGCCCTTCCTCTGAACCGTGCCAGCCGGCAGCGAGAGGGCGAATCCGATCGAGGTGAGCCAGGAACTCAGGAGTCCGCCCACGGGCCCGGCCTCGCTCTCGATGAGCCGCTTTGTGCTCAGCGATCGTGAGGCAGGCGAGGTTGTCCAGCCCATTGTTGGCGGGGTCATAGTCGGCGTGATGGATCTCGCAACCGTCAGGGATGGGACCGTTGGCCTGCTTCCAGATCTCCTCATGGAGGCGTCCCAGGCCGCGCTGACGGTCTGCGATACCTGGGGTGTAGTACTCGCGATCAGCCCAGTTGGGGGAGTCGGGGTAGCGGCGGAAGAGGACCCCGTTGAACCGTATGGACTCGACGTTGGACATACCAACAGTCTATCCGAGTATCGCAAAGCATCCATGCGGGTCCAGCCCTTCCCGCATACCCAAACCGGATGGTCTCCGGTGCCCGTGAGGGCCGCCCCCGTGGACAACTCCACGCGATAGACGGCCGCGCTCGCCGACGTCATCCCGCTCGCCACCACGGGCCGGGGACCGACGCGCGTAAGGACGGCACCCCCTGGCTGAACCTCCTCGATAGGCACGGGGCCAGCGGGAGTGGCGACCAAGGTCCCCGCTACCAAGCAGCCGTGGTCGTTCTCTTTCAGCGGCTCTTCCTTCACTGCGCCGCCCGGCTTGACAGCCCACACGTAGCCGACGATCTCCTCCTCTGTTGACGTCGGCTTCTTCGCGTCCTCCAACTCCGGGTCACGGCCAACAAGTGCGCCACGCATGACGAACAGCCGGGGCCGACCATCGCCGGCAGGACGCAGCCGCATCTGCACGGCCTGGATTCCCTCCGAGACGGCTTTGCGTGCGCCGACGGTCGACATGCCCAACTCCCGCTCCAGCACGGCGCGGCCCTCGGCGTCGTGGTCGCAGATGATCGCGCGCGGCTTGGGCTCCGTCCAGATCCGGCCGTGGTGGGCGTAGCGGGGAGCGCCATCCGGATGCCGGTAGTCAGGGTCCAGGCGCGTACAGGTGGCGAGTGCATCCCGCGCGTGCTGGTCCACGGTTCGCTGCGTCCGGTACAGCTCCCGGTAAAGCCAGAGCCTGCCGTCCGGATCCTCTGCGTACCACTGGATCACCTGCGGATTGGTGTAACCGAAGTCGCACGAGATCCACCGAGTCCACGTGTCCGGGATCGGGAACGGGTCAACGAGGTGGACGGACTCGTCCCACTCCCCGTAGATGATCCCCTCGGCGAGACACCAAGCCCCGTCGATGAAGCGGCTGTACCAGAGGCCCGTGTACTGCTTCTTCAGCCGGGCCACATAGTCCTGCGTCAGTGACGGGTTGTCGTCCAGCCGGAAGTTCCAGTACCGCATGCCGACGTCGCCGGCCCGCAGCATGAAGTTCTTCCGCAGCCAGTGCCCGGGCCCGTCGGGGTTGGTCGTCGCCATCAACCGCGCGCCGGGAACGCGCAGTCGAGACAGCAGCATCATCCAGAACGCCTGAGGCACCAACGTCGCCTCATCCACGTAGGCCAGCGCGATCGTCGCGCCACGAATACGCCCCTCGGAGCGGGCGTCGTTCGCACCGATCAGGTGCACCGTGCGGCCGAGGATCGTCGCCACCGACGACCCCGTCGTGTGCTGCACATGGGCGTAGTCGGCGAACAGGTCGTGCGCCTGAAGCGGGTCGATGACGTTCCGCTCGATCGTCTGCAGCGTCCGCCCCACGATGACGATCAGCCCCCGCTCCGGCGGATCAGCAACCGCAATCAGGAAGGCAATCAACGAAGAGATGGTCTTCCCCGATGACACCGCACCCGACCACAAGGCGATCTGCGGCGTCGACTGCGCCTCGTGAATGGACAGCAGTTGCTTGTGGCTGAGGCGCTCAAGGACAGCGGGCAGGTCCAACGCTCAGTCCCCGACGGGCGTCTCGTACTCGCGCCCCAACTGCTCCGCCGCAATCCCCAGCGCCCGCCCGAGATCCCCGAGGAGCGACCGGGCCGCCGTCACGTCCCCGCCCGTGTTTCCATCGTGGCGATCGGCAGCAAGGTGCTTATCGAAGGCGGTCGCCGCAGCAACGATCAGATTGCGCTTCTCGGCCGACGGCGGCTCAGGGAGCTCGTGCTCCTCGTAGGTGTTGTCCTTGCCGCCGAAGTTGAACACGGTGCACGGCTGGTGGAGGTCGTCGAGGA